AGCTGAACCAGTTGCAGCACTAACTGTATACTTAGTCACGGGGCCAGTAGTTTCATCGTTTAATCGAAGCCATGCCCCACCGTGTGCAAAATACATTCCCCCAACAGCATGAACGTGAGCTATAGCACCATGATATGTAGAAGCACTTGGAAGATCGCTTAAATTAGCATAATAAAATACAATTTTGTTGGCACCAGCACTAACATCCAATAATCCATTAGAATCAATTAGATCGGTTAAAGTTGTACCGTCCCCTATAGCGGCATACACTTCGTTAAAATTATCATTAATTTTATCTGCACCAGCTCGAAGGGTATCACCTGTTCCATCGTTAGCGGATGAACCTATACCTACTGTTTGTTTTGCCATATCTTATCCCTCGTCAAAAGTAACTGTATTAGAGTCTAACGTAACTGATATATCATCAAAAGTAGTTGCTGTCACAACTGATACAGATCCTACAGAAGCAGTAACTGCTAAACCAGTAACAGGTTGATTAACAACAACTATGTTAATTCCAACCGTTACCGTACCAACTTGTCCTGTAGCTTGTGATCCGCGTATTTGAGGGTTGAATATACTTATTTCAACCGTTCCTACAACACCTGTGCCAACCAGATCATTGCTTGGAGTTACTCCAGATATATCTCTAAAACCAACAGGATTAAACCCATATTGTAATGATCTTTGGTCTTTTAGATTAACTTCTGGTCTAGCATTTTTTAGTGCTTGTGGATCTGCTATTTTACCAAAAGGTTCTAGTTGCGGATGTTTTTCTTCATATTCATCTTTTCCTACTAACAGGCCATTCCACTCTTTGCGCATGTCTTTTAGACGGTATCTGAACCCAGATCTGTCTGAAATGCCAAAAGCGTATTTACCTGTTGCAAACCTAGACAATACGATAATTCCTCAAGCTTGGAGATATTTGAAAAGAAGCTCTGTCTCTGTCTTCATCTATCGCTCTACGAAACTCTTCTTCATAGACCGCCTTGAGCATTTGAACTCTCTCTGGCGCACGTTTTAACGATATATAGTAAGCCAAACCAGCAGCTAAACATGGATAAAATCTAAACGGAACTTCTATTGTGTTTTTAGCTGTATCAGCGTCATTTATCCTTGTTAAACAATCAAATATTAAAACATCTGTACTGTTTTCAGGTAAAGGCCATATCTTTAAGTTTGGCGTTATTTGCCTATCTAAAAAGAATTGTGTTGGCCTTCCCTCAGTTGTTTTTGTGGGTATAGCTAAAAATTCATCACGACTTATGCGATCAATACTAAAATCAGTGCCATCTCTGCGAACAGAGATAGCTAAGATATCAATAACGTCAGGATCTAGACTATACTCACCATCAGATTTTACTAATGATAATGTTCTTTGTTGTATAGTCCATTGATTTAAACCACGGTTTGCCCAGTCAGCTAACATCAAATTGAGAGATCTTTTAGCTGTTTTTAAATCGTATCCTGTTCTAGCTTCTAAGCCACAACGCTCAAAAGCCTCTTCAACGTAATCTGCTACGTCTAATTCAAAGTCTGTTGAGCCTGATAAAGTCATTATTCTTCCTCATTATAAAGGTTATCAAATATTCTATTTACATCGAGTGTATAATCTAAATCACTTTTTGAATAGTGTATATGTTGCGAAGGCTTGAAATGTGGCGCTCCCTCACCAGTTTCAAACCAAGCGGGATGTGTAACCCTTACTCGATTGTTTGGTAACGCAACAATGTTACCAGTCCACTCCCCAGCATCGAGTAGTTGTAAAACATGACTTTGTTTGTGTTGCGCTGGGTCATCAGCTATTTCTGACTCAGCGTAGTCTACTGTAAACAGGTATTTTGCAGGAAAAAAATCACTGTCTATCTTCGCCAACCAAGGGCATGGTGTAGCTCTATCCATCACATAAACTGCATGATGATATGATGAGCAATCCCACGGTTGAGCGTCATATGTGTTCATTGGTTCAGGCCATTCTTCTAAAGGTATATCAGCCACTAAAGCAGTTATAGGCATTCTTGCCCACATTGCACCGCCATGTACTGTATCCTCTTCCTCGCCCTCGGCTTCGTTACCAGTAAACATAACTTGGAAACTTAAACATCTATTAGGCATAGACGTAACACCGATAACCATAGCATGAAGAAATTCGCCGTGATAATCCTCGTGGTTGTGAGTATATTCACGGCGAACCCATGCCTTAAAATAAGGAACGTTGCTGTATAAATAGGACATTAGGCTTTAGTTACTTTGTATCCCATCTTTTTCGCAGTAGCGCGAAGTTGTGCAACAGTCATTTTTTTGCCGCCTGCTGCACCGCCCTTAGACATTCTTCTTACTTTTTTACCACCAGCGGCTCCGCCCTTGGACATTCTTCTCATTCTACCGCCAGTAGCGCCACCTTTGGACATTCTTTTTACTTTTCTACCGCCAGCAGCGCCGCCTTTAGACATCTTTCTAACCTTGCCGCCTTTACGGTATCCTTTCTTCTTCATAGCCATGATTATCTCCTTATGACTGACTTACAGCGCCCTTCGTGCGCTTTCTTCTATTTGCCATTATAATGCCACAACCTCTGGCAACGGCGGTTCCGGGTACATTCTTTCCCCTGAATTTTCTTTTAGATTTTGTTTCTACAACACCACCAAGGCTCATATTTCTAACCTTTGCTTTTTTTGTATTAGAAACAACAGTTTTACCTTTTGCGCCTGCTGCTTTTTTCTTACGAGCAGTCTTAGCTCTTTCTGCTTTTGAAAGACTTTGAGCTTTTTTGCGAGGCAAACATCTATCTGGGTTCTTCTTATCTTTAGAAGTCCCACATTTACCTTTTATTTTACCATCAGTGCCAATACGAACCCAGTCCTGCTTGACCCAATCTTTAAGCGCACCCATTACTTTTTCTTCTTTTTCTTGCCAGAACCAATAACTCTTTTTAAGCTTTTCGCCTGTCCAGCGTGTAATCGAGAAGCCTTTTTAAGACCTTTAATTACTTTTTTTACAGCGGCTTTTTTCTTTTTGTTTATCATTTTTTCTTCTTCTTTCCTTTAGCACCCTTGGCATAGTTGGGATCTTTGCAGTATTTAGATGCCGCCATATTAGCATAAGCACTTGGGTATGTGTCAAAAGTTCTTTTTGCCCAAGCTTTACCAGCAGGACAAATTTTACTACCTTTTGATTTTTTCGAGGCTGCACCACCTTTTTTAAAGTAACTTAAACCCTTGGGTACACCCTTGAGTTTACCAGGCTTACTAATTTGTTTACTCATTTGACTTCTGGACATAGCCATAAGTTACCTCCTTAACACTTCCATCTTTTTCTTGCTTGTCGCAAGCGACTGTTTGGATTCTTTGCGGCTTTTGGAAACTTTTTCATCTGACCAGCAGATCGGGCGCAAAATGACTTACGCCTTTTAGCCGCTTTACTACCAGGCTTCACTTTGCCAGTAACGGCTGTTTGTAACTTAGAGCCCGGATTTTTACGTCTATAAGCAGCAACACCTGCTTTGGTCATTCCCGCCCCCTTTTTCGTGGGGCGGAAATTCTTTTTGTTTCTAGCAGGCATTTTATCTTTTGACCTTGAAGCCAAGATAACCTCCTATGATAGAAAGATCGTTAGCTTGTTGCCAGAGCCTGTAAAGGCTGAAACAAACGCACCATCTGTAGCTATAATACCATCATCTGGAATATTTAGGTGATGTAACCCTGCTGGAAAACTTTGCACAATCAAATCATCTCCAGATGCGCTACCGTTTTTTATGGTAACAGCACCTGTTGCAGCCGCAAATATTACAATCTGTCTTATTCTAGAACGTGATGGTCCTATAAGTGCTGCAGAAGCTCCTTGATCATGATTAAAGGCTTTTACTGGTCCTGCCATGTTAGCCTCCTATTACTCAACGCTGTTGTTTGCCATTACATAAGTAAGAACACCAGTGAATGTGCCGCCAGTAGCAGCAGAAGAGCCAACGATGCCTGTAACCGTTGCATCAGCAGCAAGACCGCCAGCAACCGCGAGTGCGCCATCTGCACCTTTTAAAGATCCAGCAGTATCAGCATCAACTTCGTTAAAAAGGCCATCTGGATCAGCAGACGTACCAATATCAACTGTTGGGTTTGTACCACCAGTTGAACCGCCAATTGTCATAATTGAGATTGGAATTGCTCCAGCAGGTAGAGTCAATGTCTCGCCTGATGTCGCAGATGTTCCAACTCGAACATTTGTTGCAGATGATTCAGTTG